ATCTAAAATTAATTGTTTTGTACTTCCGTTGTAATTCTTTAAAATTGAGCTTTCATCTAATACTACTCCTGAATAAATACTGCAGTCTATTTTACTTAATTGCTCATAGTTTGTAATATCAAAACTATTAATATCAATACCGAATTTTTCAGCTTCTTGTTTAGTTTGACCACTTACTGCTAATGGTGCAAGTATTAATACTTTTTTACCAGTATAATTATAGACTGCATTTGCCCATGATAATTGCATTAATGTTTTACCTAAACCACAATCAGCAAATATTGCAAATCTACCTTTTTGTAAGGCAGTTTTAACTATGAATCTTTGAAAATCAAATAAGTTTTCATTTAATTCATTTTCATCAATATCAAATCCACTTGATATGAATGTTTTTTTCTTAGTTTCTAAAAATTCCTTGTATTGCATATTTCTATTTTTTTTGTAAATGTAACTAAATTAAATTAATTACAAACTATTTTAATTAAATTCTTTTAAATATAAATCAATTAAAAATTTTGTTTTTTCTAAGTCTTCTTTAAAGTTACCTTTTTTACGACATCTTATCACTCGCTTAATAATATCAAATTCATATGAATTAAGTTCTTTTTCTTCGCTAAACTTATAAAGTGAACCTTTGCTATTATCGTAGTGTTTAGGTGTTGTAATTTCGCTTGTTTCTTCATGTAATTCAAACTGTTCATAATCCCATGTTGTACCGTAGTAACCAATTTTATAGGTTATAATACTACTTTCTATAACTGTTCCAACAAATGATTCTTTATTTTGTTTTGTTACTTTTACCTTAATAGGCATTGTTTTTGAGATTGCTATCATAATTCAAAAAATTGTCTAAGTTTTAATTTAACGTTATTTTGTTGTTCAATTGATTCAATACTTGCATTATCTATTAATCTGCTATCTGCTTTAATTAGCTTTTTAATGACTGTTTTAATGTTATTTGCCAAATGCTTATCTATTATATCATCTCTTAATTTTTCATCGCTTAAAACATCTTCAAGTAAATCAGCTAATACTGGCATCATAATACAAGAAGCAAATAGTTTTTTATGTTTTGTTTCAATCATATTCTTCGTTTTTATAATAACCTAATTCACTTAATATTTTACAATGTTCATTCTTTAACAGTCTGAAATACTTTTGTTTCTTAATACTACCTTTTCTCTTTCTTTGCATCGTTTAACCAGTTTAAATAACGTTCTTCTTTGCTTAAATCCTCTACTATTTCGTTGTACGTTTCAACGTTTGGATTAATAAAGCTATCGTTTTTAGGCTTTAAATAATCATCTGTTAACTGCTTCATTTCACGTTTTACGCTTATTGTTTCTACAACCATCCACGCTATTACAGTAGCTAGTGCAATTATTGTAACTGCTAATAAATACATTTTCATTTTACCAATTTTTTTAATAATTCTACATTTTTTTTACTCCAAAATTCAACTAATTTTAATTGAATAAACTCATTAATTTCTAAACCTATTTTATCATATTTATAATATTCTCCATATTTTCTTTTTAATAATATTTTTTTATAAACTAAATCTTAAGGTAAATTCATATTATAAACCGAATCATGTATTTCGTTTTCAATTTCAAGTCTACAACTCCATAAATCTATTTTATAAGTTTTTGATTTTTTTACATTTTTATCTAAAAAAGTATTTACATACATAAATATTATTTTTTTCTTTAATGAGTTATAAACTAAAGCAACTTCTTTTTTGGTTGGATTTACAATAGTTAAATATTGCTTATTATAATTATCTACTTTAGCTTCATAAAACTGTATTCTATCAATAATGTATTCTTTTTCATTATCACTTACTTTTAAAATATTTTTATAACATTCTAAAATTTTAATCCATGAATTTACATCTTCAATATTATCCATTATTCAAAGTTTTTTACTTCAACATCTCTTAGTTCAAGTTGTTTAGAATACGTTGTATTATGTTCATTTAATTGTATTAATACTTTTACTTTATCTAATTCATATCTCATCAAGTTATTAGCTTGTTTAATTAAATTAGCTTGTGTATTAGCTTGATTAATATCTATTGTTCCATTGTCTAATTTTTCCATTTGGTCAAATAAGAAATGTAATAATGATTTGTTGTTTACTGGTTTCATTTTACTTGTTTTAAAAATTCT